CGCAAAACTGGGTCACTTGACCCAATAAAAGCCGCTTCAAAGTTGTTGCTGCCACTACTTTTAAAAGCAAATCCCGGAGTTGAATCGCTAGTGGCGGTTTTGAACATGAGAACGGCGCTATTTTCAAGACGCATACGTTCTGCGCCGTTTGTATCAAAGCGAATATGACCAGCTTCGTGGTTAATAATACGCAATGTGTTGTCGGCGTCGGCAATCATAATCTCAGAGCCGTCACCGGAGCCTGTGCCGGTGGTGCTATTGGTTAGCCTAATTACAGGGCTGCTGCTGTCGTTGATGTGGAGAAGTTCTTGCGGCGAAGTCGTACCGATGCCCACGTTGCCCGACGCAACAATCACATCGCCCGTGCCATCTGGGTCGAGGGTGATGTCGTTGTTACTCGCAAGGCTGGAGATTTTGTTTGTCTTTACTTCACTCATGCGAGGTCTCCAATAGCTGTGACATCTACCTGTGATGCGTCTACATAAGCAGAGCCGTAAGAGGCTGTAACAATAGTTGTTGTAGTTCTACCACCTGTAGAAGCACTGTTTCCAAATCCTCCTGCAAAGTTATTACCAAAATGGTACTGGTCTGTGCCGTTGACAGCGTTTGTAAAATAACTTCCTGAATAATTCCCGTCACTCATAGCGTTAGTCATTACTACGTTTGTTTTTCCAGTTGCCACATCGGTCAATGAACTTACATTAAAACTGTCTCTAGTCGCAGGAGTTACCTGATTAAAATTAACCCACATTTTAGTGGCGTATTGCTTCGTCAGCGTAGCCGCACCGCCACCTGTACTCTGGATGGTATCTGCCTTCAATACACTCATAGCGTCACCAATGTTCCACCGCTTTCAACGGTCAGGGTTACGCCACTGGCTACAGTAAACGGGCCAGTCACGTTTGCGTTCTCAGTTGCAAGGATGGTTGTGTCAGCAGTCAACGACTGTGCGTTGGTACGGAACAGGCCACCACCCTTGAAGTTGCCCTTGTTCTCAGCAGCGGGTGTGATTGTTGCACCCTGTGGAGCAAGGTAGTTCACAAAGATATTGCCGGTGCCACTAGATGGGGCAGCAGTAAATGTCAGCGTGGTGCCGTCAGGAATGGTGTATGCCGCAGTGTCTTGGACAACACCATCAACAGACACAAGGACATCTTGCACAGATGATACTGCTGTGGTCAGGGTGAATGTCGTATCACTGCCATCACCATTAAAGCGCTGAACTGCTACTGTGCTTTGAAAATTATCGGCTGTTTGCTGACCAATATAGGGCATTAGGTTATCTCCATGATGCTCATGGTTACGCTGACTTTATCAGCGACAGAACAATCAACCTCAATCTGATCTGTGGTTTCCAAAACCACTTTATTGCCAGCTAGAATTTCTAAAGAACTGCCAACAGGAATGGGCGCGTCTTTCAGCAAAAACGTAGTGGTGTTTGTCGCAGCCCTGCCGCCACCAGATGTGTCGCTGACCAGCTTCACACTGGCCGTCACCTGACTGGTGTGTACATTAGCCAAGACCATACCCAAGACAATCGTGGTGGTGCTACCAGGCGTGGTGTACAAGTCTTCAGGCGTGCCAGAACTGGCTGGCATCACATCATGCGATACCACTTTGAAGGTGTTAGCCATTCGTTTTCTCCTTTAGCCCAAGGCTATCGCTAACGCGGTGGCCTCGTTGGCCGCATCAGTGGCTGTGGTGGCACCGATGTCAGACAGCACCTCCGATGTCGATCTGGATTCCAGACCATTTGCAGTGAACCGCGCATACTCATCGTCAGCGACAGACGCACTGTCGATCTTGACTGCATTAGTATTGGATATTCCGAAAGTCAGCGTGGCCTGTGCGCCAATGTCAGACAGCACCTCGCTAGTTGACCGGCTTTCTAAGCCGTTAGCGGTGAACCGGGCATATTCATCATCTGCAACGGATGAACTATCAATTTTGACTGCGTTGGTGTTTGAAATGCCAAACGTCAAAGCAGCTTGGCCACCTATGTCTGACAAGACCTCTGATGTTGACCGGCTCTCCAGTCCACTGGCTGTGAACCGCGCGTACTCATCATCAGCCACTGAACTGCTGTCAATCTTGACGGCATTCGTGTTGCTGATGCCGAATGTCAGACTGGCTTGACCGCCGATATCAGACAGCACCTCTGATGCAGACCGGCCTTCAATAGACGTGCCAGCCACGCGCAAGAAATCATCATCTGCCACGCCGCTGGTGAACTTTGGCACGTTGTTGTTTGATATGCCTGTGTCGAGCGTGGCTGTGGCTGTGATCGCCGTGCCGTTCAACGTCATGGCATCCGCTTCAAGTGTGCCGTCAATATCCGCATCGCCGCTGATGTCCAGTGACCCAGCATCTAACTCGCCGGTCAGCGTCACGTTACGGAAGCTGGCAATGTCCTTGTTACTGTCTACGATGACAGCCTTGGATGCCGTCACAGTGCCTGCTGTAACGCCGTCAATAGCCTCTAGTTCAGCCTCGCTAATCACAGCGCCTGACCCCAGCGTCAGATCACCGCCTACTGTCAGATTGCCTGCAACAGCCGTTGTGCTGTCAGCAACTGTGGCGTTGGGCGTGTGTGTGAGATAGTTGACAAAGCTGCCGCTGATTTTGCTACCAAGCGTCAGTGTGCCGCCGTCAGCAATGTTCAGCTTGTGCTGGTCTGCATTGTCATCGCCTTGGTCGGCTTTCAGTACGATGCCAAGCGCTGCGCCTTCTACATTGGCTGCAATCTCTAGGCTGTCATTCGTCGTTTCATCATATTGAATTGTGATGTCACTGTTTGTGCCAAGGACAATGGTCTTGTTGTCAGGCAGGGTGATGCCTTGAGCAAACGGGATCGCAGCCGTGCATGTCTGCGTGCCGTCCTTCAAGATGGTCGTGGACAGGCCAGTCGCAAAGCCATCAAGTTCTGTATCAAACTTGGACGCAAGGATTTTGACGCCATTGTCACGATCTGTCGTGCAATCAAATGTCCGTGAAAACGTACCGCCGGAAAATGCCATTAGATTGGCCCCCCTGGTGCAAATGTATAGTGAGCGCTGATAAAGCTGATTGTTTGGGTGCTAGTTGCGACCTGAATCCGCAATGCACTGGAGTAGCCAAGCCGATTGACCGCTTTGCGCCGCTTTGTCACGCCAGCGCCCGTGGTATCAGCCCAGAAAAAGTTATCCCAAGTGGCGGTATCCCAAGCCGCTAAGTTTGATGCAAAACTGACTTGCGTGACATCAATAGCGCGGGGTGATCCTAAATCGACGCCCACACCGAATGAAAAATCAATCGTTGTTTCCCCATCCAGTATTGGCTGCACGCTGCTAAAGCGCTTTACGCCGCCCCTGTCGCCGAAATAGTTGTAAGCGGTAGCCAAATCACCAGTAATGTCTGCGCCATTATCTGCATCACCGCCCACCTTGAAAACCACGCCTGACGCGCTGCCAAAATATGTATCGCCGTTGAACTGACCCCAGACGTGGGCTGGCATGTTTTCAAAGATGCACCACGCCCTGATGATCGGGTTGAACACATGCTGGTTGAACGGATCAACGTCGCCTGTCGGGTAGTTAAAAATCACCTTGTCGCCATCTGGGCTGACAAATATCTGCCAGCCGGTGGTCGTGCCGGTGGCCTTGACCTGGCTAATGACCGTGCCGCGTATTTTCTCTGAAATGGCTGCTGCCTTGTTGCCAACAATGTCTTGGCGCACAACCTGGCTCAAAGGCAGATAACCCTCTTTAGTCATCACGATCACATCGCCGCCCAGCTTGGCAATGGCGCGTTTTTCGTTAATTGGCTCTGCAATCCTAAATGTACCAACTAGGGCGAAATCGCTGCTGGGGTTGCTGCCAGAGTAAAGCAGCACCTCGCCCGATGTCATCACGATGCAAAGCAGATCATCAACGCCCTCACCACCATCGATGGTCAAGGTGTTGATCATAATGATGTTGCCGCCGAATGTGCCGACCAGGCCAACAGGAAACTTGGTAAAGTTGCCCTGAAAGGTGTCCACAGTGGCGCTGTGATAAAAGTTCTGGCTGTCGCCGGTCCAGTAATAAACACGGTTCTTGTGCGCGTGTACGCCGGTCAGCGTGTTGGCGTTGACGCTATCAGACAGCGTGATTGACAAATCGCTGGCGCTTGACCCGTCCCAGCTAAAAGGCACGTTTGCCCCTGACGGCACAAAGATGGTGTTGTTATTGAACTCAATGCTTTCTGCCCTGCCGTTTGCAAGGCCGGTTTTCTTGCTGACCGCTGACCCGCTGTCGATCTGGTAAAGCGTGCCATTGCTACCGATCGCCAAAAGCTGCCGGTTCGCGCCAGCATTATGCTCAACCAGTGTTTCAACATTGCCGGTGCCGATCCCTGTACAAAAACTGGTGTAGCCGTCGCGCAGGGTGACCTTCTCCACCGTTGGGAAAAAGTTGGACATGATCAGCGCGTCTGTCGGTGCCATTGCATCAATACTGTCACGGCTGTTGAGGCCACCCACAGGGGCTGGCACGCTGACCGCCTTGACGCGATAGCCTCGTGATGTCGGCAGCGCTTGCAGCATTAGACGGCCCCGTACCCACTATCAGGCAGATTGTAAGAATAAGGGCTAACCAACAGGCGTCTGGCGTCATCCAAACTGATGACCGGCGCACCGCCTGCGCGGCTAATGGATTGGCGCAGTTCTAGCTGGTACTGCCTGAAATCCTCATCATAGGTCAGCCCGTGGTTCTGCTTGAACCGCCAAGTGACGCCCATCTCAATCAGTGTTTCATCAAGAATGCCAATATCGGTATCAGCAGCCATTGTGGCTTGTGATGTGCCGCTTGCTGATTGGCACCAGTGGCCGCTGACATACTCATATCCGATGGTTTCTGTTGATGTCGGTGTTGGCGTGACATCGAACTTGAGCGCATTGCTGCTTGGCTTAAAACGGAACTTTTGCGTGATGCCAGCAGATGCAGTGCCGTAGCGATCTTTTTGGAATTGCTGCGGCGTGATAGGCCCGACCATCTGATCCAGATCGGTGCGGTTGTACATTGTTGAGCCGACAGACCGATCATAATCAGTCGGCAGATCGTAACTTTGCGTGCCATTGGCGGTGCTGAAAGTGTGTTCCTTCAGCAGAATCGGCCAGTTGTTTGACCGCATTAGTTGCTTGCCCTCACGATTGATAAAGGCCAGCAACTGCCGTGCAATCGGGTCTGTGTTGCCGACAACAGTTGTCGGACGCTCAAACCCGGTAAAGTCAGCTACGTTCTGCGCTATCGTCAGCAGGCTCATGTGTCACCTCTTCTGCCAAGGTCTGGGCTGCTACAGCCACCTCAACCACTAGGTCGTCTTTTTGCTTTGTCGCTTCGACTTGCAGCGTGGCAATCTTGGCAAGTTCGACATAAGGCTCACCAATACCGCGCAGCGTTGTCTCTTCTGCTGCTGCCAGTGCTTCAATCGTTTCAATGTCGTGCAATTCAAGTTCAGTCCGGCGCGGCTCTGTCATGCCTGGCAGTTCTGCTAGGCCGGTGCCTTTGGTGCGCGGCTTTTTCTTTTTGCCTTTGTACGCTTTCCATTCGGCAGGAAAGCGCTGCAAATCTTCTGGCCGCGCTGGCCCTTCCCAAATGTCCCGCACGCCTTGAATTTCAATTCGGCAAAAGTCACGCTTTTGGCCGTTAAGTTCTCGCTCGAAAAAGATGCCTTTTTCGCTCATATCAATCCTCCCGATTGCATAGAAAGGGGGCGAGTTGCCCCGCCCCCGTGGGTTTACATTGGGAAATCGCAGATGATTTCCTTGTCGCTGATGTCGCCAGCAATGGCACAGACGTTATCTGTGACATCTGCTGAAACATCTAGCTTGCCGTCTGCTGAACCAGTTGGCGTCAGCGGATCACCGTCAGCGCCTGCTGTCAGGGCTGCGTTCATGGTCGCCATGCCCTTGATCTGCACCCAGCAATACTGGCCGTCAGTCGGCGCTGATTGCAGAATGCCTGCACCGATCTCAATAGAGTCGGACAGATCAGACGTCACCTTGAACAACTTGTAGCCATCTAAGGTGTAGTAATATGCGGCGTTACCGCTGACGGCTGCAACGCTTCCACTGCCAGTGTCATACTGGACATATTTGTAGATGCGTGTGCCGTTAGTGTCGTCAACGATGGCACCAAGCTGACCCAACTGAAATTCAGGAGTGTCAGCAACTGCTGTGGGGTCAATCCCCATTACTGCTGCAATAGTCATAACAGTTCTCCTTTAAGTGTGGATCACGCCCTGGAGAGCGCGGTTTGAACAGGTCAGATTTCCTGACCAGAACATTGGCGTCACCATTGCGTCTTGGTTAACGGACATTTTTGCTTCACCTGGAACAAAGTCACGGGATGCAGCAACTTCCAGACGCAGATAGTCTGTGTTCAGGAAATACATCCGGTCAGTGTTACAAGATGAATCAAACACCACATCGCTGTTCAGATACTGGACACTGGTGAAACCAGAGTTGGCCAGATCGTCGCTTGTGATGCGCTGGATGGCCTGAAGGCTACCCAGAAACGCCTTGTAGGCATTGGTACCAGCCATCACTAGGTCAGGGCTGTCAGCGCCACGAACCAGTTGCAGATAGATGTTGTTCATATCTGCTTGGACGTTTGAGGTGCTGAACGCGCTTGACGTTGCAGTGGTCTGGATGTTTTGCCAGAAGGTGTAAGTGCTTGAGTTGATGCCACCTACTGTGCCGGTGCCTGCATCAGCCACGATTAGCTGAAGGCCGCCAATCTCTTTGCCAGATGTGCCAGTGCCATCTGAATAGATTGATGTGGACAGGCTGTTCATCATCGACTTTTCAAGCACATTGATGCGTGCCTCAAGCAGATTGATGATGGCCTCTGTGCCAGAGTTTTTGACTTGTTCTAGGCCAGAGATGGTGACGTTACCGGCAAGCTGCTTGTAGTCAAAGACGGCAGCAGACAGAACGTCTGATGGTGAAACATCAAGTGTCTCATAGCCTGAATAGAACTGCACAGTCCCATTGTCGGCATACTCAAGCTCACGAACAATATCGCGTCCGGTAACAGACGTTTGATTGCCATTCTCGCGCAAGCGCCGCAACAGTGCGTTGTGGTTGCTCACGTTGTCAGAAAGCGTCCGGCTACGATTGCGTAGCGTGGTCGTGACGATTTCTGAAAGATTCGGGCTGGCCATTGGCTAGCTCCTTCCATTTTCCAGTTGTCGGATTGACGCATTGATTGTGTCACGAATAGACGCATTGGCTGGTAGCGCTGGCGCGGCTGGTGTTGCACTGCCTCTGACTTTTGACCTGGCTGCTTTCTTCGCCTTTTTGACCGCCTCTGTTTTCACACTGTCTTGCGACTGTGCTGCGGCCATCGCCTTGACTTGCTCTTGGCGCAGTTCCGGATCGGCATAGACCGCCATCTCATACGCTGTGTTTAAGTCTTTGGCATTCTCAGAACTGATCAGCGTTCCCATGACGCCGCGCACTCTTTCAAAGTGCGGGTGCTTTGGATTGCCGTTTGCATCAGTTTCTGCTGCGAATTGGTCAATCAGTGACTGCGTGCTGGCCTGTACCTGGCTCTGCTGCTGTGTCTGTTGATTCTGTATAAAGCCAGTTAGCTGGGCAACTTGTTGCTGCAACTGCTTTACTTGCGGGTCTGCATATTCATCCTCTAGTGCTGGGTCGTTGCCGACTGCACCCACATCCACGCCATACTGGTTTGCAAGCCAGTTGATAGCGTTTTGAGGGTCTTTACGCAGATAGTCATGGGCGGCAAGCAGTTGTCGCACCGCTGCCACCTCATCCATACCAGCACGCTCAAAGTCTGCCTTGTGCGGCTGCATGATTTCATCAAACGCTTCCTGTCGCTTTCGATACTGCGCCAAGGCTTGCGTTTTCTTTGTGTAATCGCCTTCTAAATCCTTGTAGCGCTCCATGAACATATGCTGTGCAGCAGGCTCAAGCGCTTCAAACTTTCCGGCAAAATCTTTTGGCCAATGATTAGGCGCGGCCAGCGCCTCTGGCTCTTCAGCCTCTACTTCTTCAGGCTCTGCTTCATCCGGCTCTTCAGCCTCATCTTCAGGCTCTTCAGGCTCATCAGGCTGGACATCAGGGGCCGGTGCTTCTGGCAGCGTGTCAACTTCTTCTGCTGGCTGCGCCTCTTCGGCTTCACCTTCAAATGACTGGAGTGTTTTTGCCAGTGTTTCGGCTACGGTTTCGGGCCTTGCTGGCTCCGCTGCTGGGGTCGTTGCCTCAACTTCAGGAGTGCTATCAAGCTGCATTTGTTTTGTCCTTTAATCCAGTAAGTGGTTTTGCTCGTTGCCGACCTCGACAAAGTTGTTGCGCCGCAAAAACTCGCGGTGCTGTGAACGGCTGGTGATCCAGCCGCGATCCTTCATGTTTTGGTAAGGCTCAATGTCCCTCATAATGGAAACGCCGCCCTTGGGGGCGGCGCTTGACTTGGGAACGATCTTGCCGTCCCGGTATACATATGTGGTCATCGCATTAGCATCCCTGCCGCCATCTGGCGCATCTGTGCATCCATCTTACGGCGCGGCTTGTTGAAGCTGCCAATGGCCTGCATGATTTCTGGGAATATCTTGTTCATCACGCCAGCCAGTGGGCTATCCAGCGCCTCGCGAATGATTTCTTTTTCTTGCTCTGACAGCGCCTGAAAGGCTTGGTCAGCGCGATCCATATCTATTTCGATCATCTAAAATCCGTTGGGTTGCCAAATAAATTGAAATTCGGTGAAGCCTCATCAGGCATGGTCATGTTCCGCGTTTGCAGCAGATCAACCAAGGTGTTGGCTGCATAGCCATATGGCTGAAACAGATTGCCTGGACCGCTATAGTTGAAATAAGGGCTTTGCAGATAGTTGACTGCCAGATCATCAATCTGTTCCGGCGTAGTGGTGCCAGGATCAGCAATTTGCTCCTGTTCAGCGGCCAACCTTCTGAGGCGTTCCCGTTCCTGCTCATCGTATTGTGGGTCGGGGCTGTCAGACGACGGATCAAGTGGATCAATGAAGAAAGCGCCAGTTTCATCATCAAACCTACCGCGGTTACCATAGATGCCTTGGCCACCATAAAAGCCTGATTGGACCGGATCAAAGCCAGGGCGACCCGTGTACCGTCCATCATTCTGATAGCCAACGATCATATTGGTTTTAGCGTTCACAACTGGCACAACATTGGGGTCCATAGAAAAAGCCATTTCAGCTATGTTGCCAGCCCTACTGCCGCCAAACGGACTTTGCGATCTGATTTCCAAATCTGATAAAACGTTCCGTCCGTCAATGTTCTCATTGCCAGTGCCTTGAATGAGCAGATTAGACAAAGCAGCTTGGCGGCTTGCCGCTGTAGATGCGTTTGGGATATTACGCCCTGCCCCGCCAAAAGCACTTAGATCAGAATTATCATACTGTGTGTCACGACTGGAAGACGCGGCGTTGGCAGCTGCTCGTTCTTGATTGCGCGTGAAGGCTTGCATTTTTGCTTGGCGTTCTGCTGCGGCACGCTCTGCTTCTCGTATTCCAGAAAATGTATCACTAGCTGCAAGTGCAGCAAATTGATCGCGGCCTTCATCGCCAACAAAACCGAGGTTTTCACGAGCAGTTTTTTCTCTTGCCGCCATTGCACGCGGATCAGAACGATCAACGTCATCACCGCCAACGCCTGCACCATCGCCCTGACGGCAGATGCGGTTTTCAATTAAGTAACTGCGAACCATCCCTTGCCCCTGCTAATACGGTTTGCGCGTCCCATGACGCCTTGGCCAAATATTGAACGCAGATGATTGCGGCCCTCTTTGACCATCTGCCTGACGCCGCCATAGGGCGCGATAAAATCAATTAGCCACAGGTTTTCGCCAGCCTGCCAATCATCCGGCTGCAACAGTCTGGTGCCATCCCAATAGCCCTGCTGCGCCTCGTCACTCAGCATCGCCCAGGTAAGAAAACCGACAGGGTGGCTGTCGGCCTCCCAAATACGGAACTGCTGCAAGGCAACCGGCGGCAGAATCAGGCGGTGGATATCGTCCACAGTCCAATTGCAGTGCGCCTCACTCTGGCCCATCAGCCATGTGATTTTGCCAACGGCCTCAGTGTTCTTCATCCGCTTGTCACAACCTTCGCAGCGTCAATCTCCAGCTTTTGCTGCTTGAATGCTGCATCTTGCGCTGCTTTCTCTTGGTCAAGTTGCAGGCGTGCAACCTTCACTTGTGCGTCCGCTGCTGCCTGCTGTGTCTGCGCCTGCACCTTGGCGGCTTCAACCTCTACCAGCTTGTCTGTCGGGCTTGGCCCTGCCTGCGGTGCCTGGATGCTCTCTAGGCTTTCTTCCAGATCGCGTGCGCCAGGGAAGGCCCGTGCTGCAAACAGCAGCATTTGCTTTGCCTGGTCAAAGCCGATAGCACCGCTTTGCACCATTGGACCGATGGCTTGCAGAAACTGCACAGAGGCTGTCAGAAACTCTGTGCGGCTGCGCTGCTCTGATGCGCTGTCCATTGCGCCAGATTCCTCAGTATCGACAGAGATACGGTAAGAGCGCAGGCGCTCATCACGCATGACTGCGACGGCCTCTGGCGGTATCTCAATGCCTGTAATGCGTGACAGCAGTGACGGCTCTAGGTTTTCAACCATCAATTCGGCTTTCAGTTCCATGATCTGGTCTAGGAACTGCTCAACCCGCCGCTGCCGGTTTACAAGGCGCATGGCCCCGAACTGGCCTTTAATGCGCTGCGCTGTGGCTGTCTCACGGCTGGCCGACTGGCCGCGCATGATGTCCGATATGCCGGTGATTTCATAGATGGTCTGCACCACGATCTGGCGCGATTGATAAAGCTGCGCCAGCGCCTTGATCAGATTGTCCAGCGGTGCCTCTTGCATGACGTTCTGCAAGCCGCCACCGGCCTGCAACATTGCCATATTGTCCACCGGCACAAACTCATTGTCTGATGCGTCAGCCAGGCGCTGCAACTCTTGGAATGATGCGTCATACACGCCGCGCCGTTTGAGCGCGTCTGTCAGGCTGGCAATCCGCTGTGTGATTAGATCAAGTTCAAATAGCTGGTCTTCATATGTCAGGATTTCAGGCACAGGCAGCGTGGTGTCTGTCGTGCTGATGGCATAAAGCGGCTCTGGCATAGGCCAGAAGCCTTCCAGATTGTACGGGTCTTCAAACTCTTCCAGAATGTCATCAAAGTCAGTGGCAATAAATATCTGCTTCAGGCTGCGCTTGTCCCAGATTTCATAGACTTCAGCCATGTCCGGCATCTGATTGTCATCATAGCCGCTGTTTGTATCCCCGTGGTATGTGAGCGCGATCTGCTCACCCTTGGCCCCGTAGTAATCAACCAGTTCCTGGCGTGTCATCAGGTGCCTGAAGGCAATCCAATGCACATCTTCCCACGATCTGGCTGGTGACATGGTGAAATCAGCCCAATGTACATACTCACACCTGATTGACTGCTCACCGATATATTCAATGGGATTGCCTTCCATGAACGCGCCCATCGGGTCCATCTTGACCATTTCCTGATCAACCTGGTTGCCCTCACGGTCCACAAAGGACTGCCCGATTGGCACCTCGCCCATCTGGCCTGGTGCTACCTCGCCAATGCCCATGACATTGTTGACTTGCAGCGGGATGCGCTCTGGATCGCCTTCAACCAGCAGCGGCTCATAGACCATCCGCATGACGCCGCGCCCGACAATCAGCATGTCCTCAACCACACGCCGGACAGCGGCATCAAAGTTGTAGACATCAAGCTGATACTGCAAACCGCGTTGCAAGACAGTCGAGATAACGCGCCCGATGGGGTCTTGGTCCTTGAAACGGCGTGTGACACGCGGCTTTGGCGTCTTGAAATACAGGCTCGACTTCAGCGTATCCACATTGGAATAGAAGATGTTCATCCGCGTTTCGCGCGTGGTGCGCTCCGGGGTGTCATCCCTGTAGCGGTCTATGATGTCGAAACAACGATCATGCCATGTTTCTTCAAACTTACGCGCACGCCTGATCTGATCATTCCAATACGCCGCACGATCAGCCTTTTTGGTAGGCTCACGGTCATATGTATAGGATTCAGCCAAATTTCGACCCTCAAGAAACAAGTCAATACATTACCTTATTTAGGCAAATTGACTTTTTGAGTTAAGTGTGTTATAATAAGTTATTGCTTCTAAAGCAATAAACGATGTTTGACATAGTATAGGGAGACACGACATGCCTGCAAGATGGTATAACGCCACCTACCCCAAACCTGTCCGCACGGAATATGGTTGTAAGGTCAGTTGGTACTCGTACCGAACAAAAGATGAAGCACAGTTCGTTGCTGAATTAGCACACGAACAGGGCCAATGGCTTGAAGACGAGGGTTTCGACTTCGGCTACATGGTGCCTGGTGAACTAAAACAGGAGGACAACGGTCTTTGGACTGTAGTCATCCCCTAAACTTAGGACGCCCCTTCGGGGGCGTTTTTTTACAATCTCCAGCCTTGCGGCTTGGTCGCGTTCTCCAGCCCCGCCATCATTTCTTCAATGGTGGGTGGGCGCCACGGGTCTTCATCTATTTCCGGCGCTCTGCGCTGCCACGGACGCGCCATGCAGGCATAACGGATGTCGTCAGCCGCGTGGTCTTCCTGCGTGGTGTCAATGTCTTCAAGTCGGTGTTTGTCGTGCGTAAGAACCGGCAGCGTTCTGATGGTGTCAGTACACTCGCTTGAAACATAAAGCATTGGGATACCATCATCACCTATCAGGCGCTGGCGCACCTGATCCCAGCCATTGATCCGGCTGTTGTCAGCACGCCGGAACTTGACGCCCATTTTGCTCAGACGCTCACCAATCGATGGCCCGCCATCAAATTTCCATATGCTTGGATCGCCCACGCTGAAATCAATGCGTTCATGGCGCTCACGGCTGCGAATACCGGCCCCGACCTCTTCTGCGGTCATTCTTAGCCCGACATTTGGACGCCCTGATGACCCATACCATTCACGGTAGCGAATCAATGCGCCATCAGGGAACTCATCGTGATCGTCTGCGACAGCCCACCACCCCACGGAAAAAGGTGATGCGCTGCCCCAGTCGAATGACCTGAACCGTGTCCAGTGTTCAGGAATATCAAACGGCCTGATCACATGCAGATCGCGTTTCCACACATCGCCAAAGAAGCTGCCAACGACCAAATCCCAGTCGCCTTCACGCAGGGCGCGGCCCAACTCTTCAGGCAAGGCGCTAAAACTAGAGGCATATGACGGGTCAATATATTTGTTGTCGGCCATCTTGGCCGGTATGTACATCGTCAACCAGCCCTTGTCGGCGGCATTATTAGGATCACGCATGGTGTGGTCGTAAAAATAACTCTCAGCCGGTGCCGGATCGATATACAGCGCCTTCAAGAAATTATGGCTCTGACCGCCGGGGTTGGCCGTCATCACCAAGCGCGGCAGAAACTCTGCTTGCTTGGCCTGAAAGTTGCCTAGACGCATACGCGACTTGATATAGCCAAGCTGATAGGGCGTCATCTGACCCGCCTCATCAACCAGCGCTATATGTATCTCTGTTCCCTGGATCCTATCACAATCACTGTCGCGCTCCAGATACTGAAACTGGATCGTGCTGCCGTTATAAAACTCGTATCGTTTGCGCGTTTCATTAAAGGTGCCAAGCTCTGACGGCATTTCCTTCTTCAACGGCTGTATGTGGTTGCTATCAAGTTCAGGCAATGAACGCCTGAAGATGAACGCCTGCAAGCCGGGGTTCTCCAAGCAAAAGCCGATGATGTCCCAGCGCCCACTATGCGACTTGCCGCCGCCAGCAGCCCCGCCGAACAATATCTGCTTGGCACGACACTTATGCAGCAACGCCTGCTTTGGTTGTGGCGTGTAGTCCAGCTTGATTGTTTTCTGGGCCACTACAGCACGCCTGCATCTGGTAAGATCGACCCGCCGTCACTTTCGCCTGATGCAGCTTGCTGCATTGCGCCTGTATCAAGCAAAGTCAGGCCACCTACCGACAGCAACGGTATGCTGCCCTGCATAAACTTTTTGAAAACCTCGTCTTTTGATTGATTTAGCGCCTGCGCTGTCACATCAACACGCTCGTCAATCAACTCAACAATCGTTTTTGGCTCTGAAGCTAGTCCCGTTTTGTCACCATTGGCGAACCAACTAAGTGATTGGGCTTCGGCAGGCTGAACACCCAGTCGCTCTGCAACTTTTTTGTAAATGTCAGAGAATATCGCGTATTCTGTTTGAACAGATTCACCGGCAATTTTTTGTGTCGCCAAGGTATCATTGATCATTGTCGCCGGATCAAGGCTTGACGGGTCGGCCAAATATTGCTCACGCATCTCCTTGGTGGCCTTGGCATTTTTGCCGCCAATAAATTCAATGGGAATTGAACCAGGCTCAATTTCATTCATGGCGTCAAATACGGCCCGAATGGCGTGGGTGTCAGCAGTCACACCAGCCAGATTGCCGCTTACATTTTCAGCAAATGTTGCTGGCTTTGGATTGGTGTTAAAGTTCAGCCCATCTCCAGCGGCTTCATCGACCAGTTTTTTGTGTATGCCGCCAGGGTTTATCATCATCGGATAACCCTTTTCATTGACCCCCTCACCGCCAGGGCCAACCATGTCAGTCAACTCAATCCCGCGCTGTTGTTTCGCGGATACGAGTGAAGCATTCCGCAAATTTTGCTCTGTCATCGTCCTAGGGCTTGTGGCTGCGTAGTTCAAAGCGAACTTTTTAAGCTGCTGCCTGGCTGTCTCTTCAGGTATCCCCAAAGCAACAGCTTTTTCAATCAACGGCCCTGTGTGATAAAAATATTGCACATTTGTGCCAACAAACGGACGCGCCCTGTCAGCCAAAACGTCGGCAATCTGGTCAGACCTTTCAATAACAGCCGCGCCACGATTGTTCAGTGGCAGCTTTGCCCCTTCTGGGGCGCGAGGCACGGGCGTTTCTTGTTGAACCGGCAAATTTCGCTCATACGGACTGCGATTCTGGCCTGGGACACTTTGGATATCAAATATCGGCGCTTCACCAGACGGCTGTAGCCTGTCTTTGGGCGGCAACTGCATTTGATCTGCACGCAAATCAAGCACCGTCTTCATTTCATCTGCATCGACCACCGTGTCTACAACATCAGCAGCGCTGGCAACCCTAGCTGCCCGTGGTGCCTTTAATGCAGTCCCAAGCATAGTCGCAGCAGGCAAGGCAGGCGGGAATACAGCACCAGCCGCCATCGCAACATCACCAGCAACGCCGCCAGTCTGCATCAACGCATCTAAATAATTGCCCTGGGCAACATTCTCGCCAAAGCTGGGCAAATACTCGCCCTGATTAAACGGATCAGGCGCATAGCCAAACACATCTGTCACGCCAGCACCCGGCAAGAACAACGATCCCATCGCAGCACCGCCATAGGCCACACGCCCCAGATCAGCCGCCTCATTTGCCAAGGACGCATCGACAGCATCAGGCACGGCCCTGATCAAACTGTCAGGCGTCGAACGCCCGCCAAAGCCAGCACTGTCGCTGAACGGCGTTGCACGCGCATCTGTCATTAGCCGCTGCGCCATCATGCGCCGCGCGAAACTCTCTGCCATGCAACCTGAAACCCTGTGATTTTGTAGAAGCGGGCGTGTTTATATATCGCCTTCGTCGCCGCGCGACGGCTGGCCTGGGGGCATGCCACGGGGGCCGTATAAATCCGAACCGGCTTAGTAGTCCGGTGGTCTTGTGTCCTGTAACGCAGAGCCTACAACGCTTTGCTGATGGCTGGCTTATGCTCAGTCCAGATGCAGTCCAGTTTAGCTGCCAGGTGTGACGTCAATCACCTCTGTATCGCCACCACGTTCGATGTTGATCTGCACCGCTACCCCGCCACCTTTCTGGCTGTCAGAGCCAAACTCAGCCCTCTGTGTGCGTTCTAGGTACCAGCTATCGGCACGCCAGTCCTTTTCACCGGCTTTTCCGATCCGGCGCACCCTGAGAGCGACAGCCGCGCTTTCTGCTGCGCGTACCTCGCTCTTAAACTTTTCGTCCTCGTTCACCCACCTATGAAGCGTGGCCTCGCTCACACCAGCGATAGCGGCAGCGTGAACCTTTGGCACGCCTTCACCAAGCATCTCAACGATTGCCCTGCGTTTGTCATCTCTTAGCATCACAGGTTGCGATGGTTGCGCCCCTGCAACCAGTTGCGGTTGCCCGTCAGGTTGCGCGGTTGCATTCGCCAGCATTTGGTTGCGCTTGTGCAACTCACGGCGCACAGCAATGGTGCGGTCCTTGCCCTTTAGCCACTCTTCACGGTTGCAGCGCTTCTGTATGGCCTGCCTTGTGACCTCAAAGTCCTTGGCCACGCTAGTGTAGCCCTCACCGGCTTCTATACGCGCTCTAATAGCAGGCCAGTCAACTTGTGACGGCTGATACTTCCGCATTTCATGTCCTGATTGGTTGCGCTGGTTGCGTCAGGTTGCACCTTGCAACCATATCTTGCGCCAGCATATCGAAACGATACCAGATTTCGTGCCTTTGGCAACACCATTGTCATAAAAAATCAATCAAGTTGCATCAGACCTCATATCGATACGCCCTTGCCCTGTAGTGCAAGCGCATTAACGCATCCATGTATCTGCGCTTTACCACCCTGCCATCCGTGCCTAGCTGCAACATCCTGGCAAGGCGTGTCCACGGCGCACCTCTTGCCTTGAAGGCAGCACTGTGCGCGACAGCCCAGACCAGCTTGCGATCATCCTGATCCATCAGAATCGTTAGCTGCATGGCCCGATCATAGTCTGTGATCTGTCTGCTGGTAGGCTTAAGAATTGTCTCACCTTCCTGTGTCCAGCCATAGCCATGCCAGTCCAGCGGATAGTCTGGCCAGGACGACAGCTTCTGCTTTCGCATGGCCGGCGGCATGCGCCTGTCTGTTTCGGCTGCTGTTAGGAACAGATCATGTAGTCCATTAACGTCGCTCATGCGCCTTCTCCATCTGTTCAATGAACTGCCGCTGTTGAAACTGGTTCCATTTCCAATACCGCTGCCGTGCTTCTTTGAACGCCTCTACAGACCATTCGTCCCTGCATCGACGCCATACTTTGTCTTGCCTTACAGCCCACTTGTCTGCTTTGAATTTGGTGGCGACACACCTGTAATTGAAATTTGTGTGTTTGACTGATTGGCTTATAAGTCGTTGTATCTGTTTAGCTTGCGATTTTGTGCTTGACGGATTTTCGGCCATTGTTAAAATCATCTCTTAGCGCAGGGCTATGCTGTTCAAGCATGGCCTTTTTTGTTTTCAACTTTTAATTCATGTATTCGATAGCCTTCTGGCTTAGCGTCATGGCTTAGTTTAGTAATCACGCTTGTCTGGCGCGGGATTTTGCTGACAGCCAGGCCGCACGCCCGACACACGCCATCGATCAACTTCACCTC